TCAATAAGGAATTGTTCTGACGCAAGTCCATAAAGATTTGACATACGTATTGCTTCAATCGTACGACCCTTGCGAGTGGATTCTTTCGAATAAATTGCATCTGATTCTTTATTTGACTTTTCAACAAGTTGTTTTTGATTTAAGTCTTTTATGTTAAATCTCAAATTTGGCATTTTAAAACTCCTTTAGTTTGTTTCTATGCCTTTATTATAAAACAAAAAGAAAGATTAAGTTAGGACATAAGTAGTTTCTAGTTTTGTCCTGTGATATAAACAACACTATGTATTTCTGTAGGCGTACTCAAGAGCACGATCCGCTTCCTTTTCAATAGGTCGATCAGTATACCAACCGCCATGTTCATTATCAAATTGTTTACAAAGATCTGCAATTTGACCTGCAGATATTGGATATTCTTTCTCTAAAGCTCGAGCAGCAATGGCAACCATCATTTGATACATTTTATGGTACCAACCTGTTTCGCTTATTGTAACATATTCACTAGCTAGTCTACGTGGCCAGAAGGGGCAATCATGAAAGCTTGACCATACTACATTTGTATTTTGCATTGAATTCTTACGGTGGTTTACAACTTGTTCGGCAAGTTCAGGAGGTAATCTATCGAGAAACGTATTACCACTCTTAGCCCTATCTACATAGGGATGTTTAGCCAATAACTCATTAACGTTAATGCTACTACCGTCGCCAGTAAATATAAAATTATTTGCTCCATCATATGTCGCAGGGATGTAGTACATGCGTGATAAGTCTTTAGTTTGAGTATCTCCAATTCCGCCGAGTTCTTTGTTAAGTGCGTACCAAAAATGCCTGATTCGCTCTGCTTCAATTTGCTCTCCAAGCTCGAACACAAGGCGGAACTTAGGTTGATCGTTTCGAGAGCTCGCAGTGCTATAACAAACAAAACGCCAGCCAGGAACAAGATTGCGTATCCAAGCATCTAGTTCACCCTCAATTTCAACATCATCAACATCAACAGCACACCAACCTGCCCAATTAAGTACATTCGCGTTGGCCCGAGTAGTATCAGGTTTGTAAGTAGCCGGTGATATAAGTTCCGCATCTCGTTTGCCTTTCAGTTGACGTTTGGACAGTTGATACAACAAATCTTCCAATGCTGAAAAGCTTTGGAAGTCCATACGTTTGTGTGTTTTATTATCGAATGCACTCTTAAAGAGCGTTAGCGATATCTCCATGATTACCCTCGTGGGATGGTGCTTGCCAATCATCAGGTTTAAGTAAATCAGGTAAACCGAACGGATTCGGCCTACCTTCTTTAACACCTGGTTGTTTAGCCATATTAGCATTATATACTTTATCCCAAGCTTCATTTGCATTAACGCCAAATACATCAAGTGTACCAATAGCGAAAACACATAAGTCAATTAAGCCATCTACAACTTCTTCTGGATCGCCGGTAACCATAGCAGTGCGAGTTTCGTCGACTTCTTCTTGTACCATTGCCATGCGAAATTGTAGATACTTAATCATAAGATCAGGATCATCTTTATTAGCTTCAAACCATTCATGCACACCAAACTTGACATGCATGTCAGCAATATCTGTTGACCAGTTATTACTCATTAGTCATTGCTTCTAGCATCTTAGATGTAGAATCAATTTGTTCTTGCATTGAATTCAAGCGTGAATCTAGCTGTCGTTCAACTTGATATGTTAATCCAATAGCTACTAGCAGTAGTAACCAAAAGAATACAGTTAAAATTTTAGATCTTGTAGACATTATTATTCTCCTATTGATGTCTTATTATAACACATTTAAACAGTTATGTAAATGCTTAAATGTGGGTGAATGCTCTATCCGAATACATCGTCAAGAGTAACTTTCTGCTCCGCATCCCAACCAACTGCGTTTAAAATTGGTTCGAGGGGGTCAAGAAAGGTTTTAGTGAATTGAATATCATAGTTTATGTATTTATGTAAACCTAACTCTGGGGGAAGGAATTCAGGAAACGCGATCACGTTTTCACGAATTGGATTAGGTAACTTAAGATAAGAAAACTTTACTTTCTCACCAGAAGCAATCTCTTCATTGTGCTTTTTCTTATGATGATTATAAAGAAGAGCAGCTCTGATATGCATTGGTGTAACCGCAACTTTATCTGGTCCATCAAAATTAGGATTGTCTTTATTACAGTATATATTATTGTTATTTGCAAACTTTGCAAGGTTCTTAACGCTACGAGGAAATGCTACTTCATGTGGTTCAAGTGCTTTGAATTCTCGTTTAAAGTCTGCAATAAACTTTTGAGTGGCATGCCTATCTCCTGCAATAATGTAATGGAAGATGGCTTTAAACTTATCACGAACAACTGCAGGAGTTGATGATTTAATTGCTTCAATACCCATAATCTTCATCTTAGGTGGATTGTATGGTACGCCTTCAGAATTATGCACATTAAGAATATAACGTTTCTTTGCAGTCCATATACCTTTGTCAGCAATAACTTCACGCTCCATTTCCATACGAGGAATACGGCATTGCTTTTCTTTGAACATAATTGCAAAGTCATCTGCAAATAGCTTTTCAAAATGATCAGAGCATGCCTTATCAAGAAAGTCAACTGGATCGGATGGGTTAAACTTCTTAACAAAAGGTGCAAAGTTTACATACACAGAATCAGTGTCAATAGCAATAACATAATCAACATTGTTAGTTTCAAGCAACTTATTTAATTCATCGTTAATAGTTTTTTCACATCGTTTAATTACTTGCTGTCCAGTCATAGTAATAGCTTCGGCAAGTCTTAAATCAAAGTAACGGAACCACTGATTACCCATTGCACCATACAACGAGTTCATAAGAATTTTGATAGCCATCTGACGGTTTTCGAGATGTTGAATGTCTGCTTCACTACCACCTGACTTCTTTAGCTTAAGCATTTCATTCTTTGTCTTCTTGCGATCATCATAGTAATCAATAATGATCTGAGGCATGATACCAATTTTAGTTGTATCATAATGAGTATCGTTTGCTGCTATTGAAACATTTTCAGAATTCGTAGTAATGGTTTCAGGAGACATATTCCACTGAGTAATAATATTAGGATATAGCGATGCTAAGTCAAATGATACAACCCAATCGTGTGCACCAATCTGTGGTTCTTTTACATAACCACCTACAAAGTCAATAAGCTGCTTTTTGCGTTTGCCTTTGAATGGACATACGATACCTTGCTTATTCAACTCACGAAGAACAATTGAATCCCATATACCAACACTGCCTAATACTTCTTCATATGTTACACCGCCACGATATGCAATCGTAAGTGCAAGTGCCATTAAACCCATCTTATCATCAATGCGCTGAACAAGCTCAACGTCTTTAATGTTATAGTCAATGTACTTTTGGAAGTCTTCTGTATACAGTTTAAGAAGAGAACCATGCTCTTCGTATGATAGCTTCTTTTCACCAACAACTACACTTGCAATATGATCAAGACGATAAGATTCTTGTGGGCCATATGTAAAGCCAAACTTCTTAAACAATGCCATTGAGTCAAGTTGTGCAATACCTGGAATGTCATAACCTAGAATCTTATGCTCACTACCATCAGCACCTGCGCTACCTTGACTTCGCTTAATTTCACCTTCAAGATTATAAGGAGAAAGCCCCTTAAGAGTTTCACTTGTACCAGAAAGATTGCGAATTCGATTAGCAAGATAAAGCATATCAAATGCGCGAACATTCCAACCTGTAACAATATCAGGCCAGCTTGAACGCCAATGAGTTATAAACTTACGCAATAACTCTTCTTCAGTTGCACATTCACGATACTGTACAAGCAAATGATTAATAGATGAATCACGTTTAGTTTCATCCCACTTGCCTAAGCCAAATGTATGATAGACTTCTGATTGATTTGATTTAATAGTAATTGCAGTTACAGGCCACTTTGCCTCTTCAGGTGTAGGGAAACCTTCATCGGAATGAACTTCGATATCAAGATTAACGATGTTAATATGATTAATGTCGAATTCAATATCACCTGGATACTTTTGCGTAATCCATTGATGCTTATAGTTAACTGTACCATAGATCGAGCGACCTGTGATTTGTTCATTCTCTTCCACCCATTGTTTTGCTTCACTCATTCTACCAAAGGTACGTGGTACAACTGGTCGACCATCCATCGAACTGAAAGCTGATGTGACAGGTTTTGTGCTGCTTGAATAAAGGGTAGGTTTAAATGTGACGTTATTAATAATAGCAGAGCCATTATCAGTACGACCACGATAATAAAGTTGGTTCATATAACGATGAACATCAGTATAGAATTTCATATATTAGCCTCTCATAATCATACAATTATATCACGTTTTGTGGCTACTGTACACCCCCATCATAAGAATTAAATGCCCAATAGCGTTCTTTACACCACCAGCATTCTCGACAAGGTACAGGTAAGCTCATTGTACAACTGTTTGTAATATTAGCTAATTCATTTAGATTGAATTCAGCATACTCTTTTGCAATGTCTTGTTTGTTTTTGTAAGCCCATGGAACAATAATATCATCATAATTGTCCGGTAAGTTTTGTAACTCTTTACCTTTCATTGAGTTTCCAGGTCTTTCGTCACCCGGCATTCCTTGGCTTGTACCAAACACCCAATGAGTTACAGCAAATCTTTGTTCGAGATACTTACGAGCTGGTCTCATAAAATGGTATTTTGATTTAACACCATCAAAGTCCATAGGATGAATAGTGATATCATGTATCTTAGCTTGAAGATCTTTCTTCATAATGCCGTTCACGAGTATCCAGTTCCTTACATCCTGAGCAACTGTAAGCGTGTCCATTTCAGGAATGTTAATATCATAGCCGTGTATAGGATAAACTTCAACCGGTAGCTTTGATAGATGATATAGAATCAGGGCAGAATCAATTCCGCCTGAAAGAAACAATCCGCACTTTTTTATATGTTTAGGAAAGTACATTTGCAACCAAATGAATACGAGTTTCTCGTGATGCATTGACTGCTGTGTGATGCGACCTTGTATTTACAAAGTAACCGACACCTTTTTTTAAATGTCGAGGTTCATTATTAACAATCATAAAGCAGCCACGTTGTGTTTTTATAGGAAAGTGTATTCGATTATTTGCATCGTTATGCCAAGATAAACAACCGGTTGGACGGGAAGTCATAACACGAAACCGGCCAATCTTATATTTTGCTGTTAATTCAGAATGAATCTTTTCAAACGTTGTATCTTTAAATATAGTGCTAATAGATGAAAAGTCTGATTCTTCTATTGGTTCATCATAAAAAATCACATCATTTGGTTTTGAGTTAACATGATCTACTACAAGACTACCGTATGAATAAGCTAAATCATCTTCATGTCCTGGAACATTTGATATATGTAATTGATCTTTGCCCCAGCTGCCATCAGCTAAATCTACAATAGAACCAAGTTCAGCTAATAGTTCATCTGCATCATATTTCATATCAGGTAGAACATTATAATAAGTTGAGTTGGGGTCACCTTCCATATGCTCAATGAAGTCTTCCATTGGCCCTAAGTTCTTAAGGTATTCAGTCGCTCTGCTCATATCGTGCTTTCATTATGTTATAGTTTTCAACAAGCTCCATGAGGTGTGACTGAGCTTGCATAGCTGTAAGGAATTCATCGCCGTCTTCAACGTGTCGAATAATATTCCAAAAAGAATCTTCTGGTACATTGCGAGTAACTTGGTATTCTGCAACTGCCCGAAGAATGTAATCGAATTCAGACATAATAATCTCCATAGTCATATAGAGTTATTTATTCATCCACCAACGTACGCTTCATCGTCTGGGCGATACCAAGTTTTTTGATTGTGAAGTTTACCGAGCAGCCGAGCTATGTCTTGCCTATCAGAATCTTCAAGAATATTTGCTTGCTTATATAGCAATGCATCTTCAATCAGTTTAAGATCTAATACATTTAACTCAAACGATGTATTGGGTTTCATTCCGCAAAGTGTGTATTCAACATATCAAGACGGTCAGTTGCCGCTGCCATAGTATCAAGTTCGTTTTGAATTGCTTCAACGATATCACTGTGCTCACCAATACCAACAGCTTGATGCATGTATACCATAATATTAGTTTTTGCTCGTTCAAGTTCGCCCTCAGCATGCATGCGACATGCTTTAACTAATTGCTTTTCCATTTTCACTTCCTTTTTTTCCCAGGGTTGATCTGCCCATTTAGCCAATTGTAATCTCCTACTAATTAAAACGGGTAGACCGCTACAGTCTACCCATACTCTTTACCACGCTTGATGCGGGCTATATCGTAGCTTTTCTAAACGACGTTCAAGGTCACACATATCTACAGATCGCGATAAGTAATCACCGTGATAGGAATCATATGTAACTCCGTTATAAACGCGTGGAAAAGCAAAGTAGTCAGCAAAGAACTTTTTAATGCGCTTTATCATTTGATTGGGTATCCTCGTAGACTGCCTAAATTGTGGTTGCAAAGTGCATTGAATACCGTAGATACTGATTCATTTCGGTATTCAGTTTGCTGTAGCATGCGTGCAATTTCCCAATTAGCGGAACGTTGTCTACCTTCTCGAAAGCTCATTCCAATTCTTTTTAATAGGCTAACTAGCCTTTTCATTAAGTTGTTGACGTGTGTCATGGTTTTTTTCCTCGTTACCAATATTGATTTTACGAGGACGCTGATTTTCTGGGATGAGATATTCCAACTCAATTGCAAGAATCCCATCTTGAATATCGGCTCCGTTAACATTTACATGTTCAGACAGCCTAAAGGTGCGTCTAAATTTCTTCGTGCTAATACCACGATGAATAAACTCTCTGCCTTTAGATTTATGTTCGCCTGTTACGGTTAGTGTTCGGTCTTTGACCTCTACGCTAATCTCATCTTTTGAAAACCCAGCAATTGCAAGTTCAATCAAATATTCAGTATCACCAGCTTTAATAATGTTATGCGGGGGATAGTGATCATTTGCATGAGTAGCTGTAAATTCCAGCTCTTTGAATAAATGGTCGAATCCCACAAAAGATGAACGGGGAAATAGTGTGTGTAAGCCTGTCATTGTTTTCTCCTTTTGACTAAGCAAGAAATTATGTAGACCGGAGGATCCGCATCTACGCTACTATATATACTCTATTTGTTTCCTATATTATATTTAGGACACAATTCCCATTCAGTTTTTTCTTTGAATGGGATTATCTTAATCTGTCGTAATGGCGCACAATCTAACTGAGCTGCTACTGCAAGTTTAATTAAACCCCAGTCACTCAGTAAAGTTGTAATCGTATTTCTACGTTGAATGTCATTTAACTCAAGATTAGATTTCTTACCATCAAGAAGAAACAACTCCTTGAAGTGTACTATAAAATATCGACCTTGTTTATGTAAAATATGACACGATTGAAATAGCTTCTTCTCTTTGCGTGAAGCCACGCCAATTCGTGTAAGTGTCTCTCTGACTTTTAGAAAATCATCCGGCTCGTCCAGGATAACTTCAAGCATGTCTGCGGGTGTCCAGTGAACATTATTGTTTTCTTCTACCACCTTTAAATACCTTTTCTCTCAAATTATTCATTTGGTCGGATGATAAAAGTGACAGGACTTGGCGAGCTTTCTCATTACTATAGCCATAATATTCCTTGACAACATCAACATCTTTAACCAATTCAGGTTTATTCCATTTCGAGAAGCGTTTCCGCTTTCTGACTATATTTATAAGAAATTGATATTGTAGCTTTTTATCAAGGTGGTGGTAACGGTTCATTTCATTTGCAATTAAAGCAGTATCAGCAAAGTAACTTAATCCACGATTGACCATAAATGCACTATAAGCATTCTCTGTTATATCGTCTACCATGATATCGCGTTTACTGGTATTAATTGATGTAAGATAATCAAACGGACTTACTGACATGCGGCAAGCCTTTCATCAAGTAGTTCTTTTGTTAACTCAGTAGAATGTCCACATTGCACATCTGTATTACTCCAATATAATTGAGGAAAGGTTGTATGACCATTCTTCATCATATGTTCATCACAACGTGGATCTGTGTCAAGGTTTACTTCATTATAAGCATAGCCCCACAACTTGAGTTGTTTCTTTAGCTGCTTACAGTAAAAGCATTTTGGCTTCGTATAAAGATTAAGCATTCAGTGCCTCTATTAAAGTTTGCATACGCATTACATCCATTGCAATATCATGACGTGGATCATGTAATATAAAGTGCTCTGCAAGGCCTTCTGGAATAAAGTTATTTCTAATGTCAGCGCCATATGACAATCCGTCAATCATGCTTATTGTATCACGAATATCCCACCATTTATACGGTTCATCTGAATGACCGGTAGCGTGACATAATGACGTCATAAATACAGGATCAAAAGTATTACGACGTGTATAGATTGGGCCACCATCGTAATCTGGTTTATTCATCATATAGAATTGATATAGTTCTGAAATAGATACATCTTCTTTTGAAGGAGCAATAACTTTCTGTGCTTCTTTGTTTTGTTTAGACCACCACTCAACAGTTTCTTTTGTAATAACTCGATTGTATTTTTCAACCTGTTCTTTTACATCAAACTTAATATATGCAGCACTGTCAACTAATTCACTGTAAGTATATAGTTTCTTTGGATCCCAATTCAACATAGCAAATGATAAGACAGCACCCGTATGCGGATCCTGTGACATAGTTTCAAAATCATAAATTGTATTCATTCTATAAGTCCTAAAATAAAGGCATGCAAATGATGAAATAGTATTGCATCCTGATAAAGCAATAGCCATAGACCAACAATGAGTATTAAATATTTCATGCGAATTGTACCTCCGACATTACTTCAGTCATACAAGCGACAAGGTTTAATTCATGGTCTGCAACGAATGCAGCTTTGTATTGATAATCGGCAAGTATAAGAACTAGCTGTGGAATTGATGCAGGTGCAACTTTAGTTGTCATGGTATCGTAAACACCACGAATAATAGCTGACGTATCAAGATCAAGATTATTCACAATCCAAGAACGCATTGTTTTAAAGTCTTTTGATTTTAAAGATGCGAAAAGGTTATCAAATTGTTGTGTAGCATTGCTACTTGTATTACTTACTACAAGCGCACCGGAAGTAGATTGGCGCTGTGCTTCATTTAATACACGACGCCAATCTGGAGCATACTTAGATATAACATTAGCAAGGTCTGACTTAACATAGTCTTTAATGCCTTCTTGCATTAAAATGCTTTCAGCGCGTTCAAAGAATTGACCACATAATACTGCAAGATCCTTCTTTGTAGTATTGAACTCATATACACTACAACGTGAATGCAATGGTTCAATAATACGATTCTTGAAGTTACATGTAAGAATGAAACGGCAGTTATCTGAAAATTGTTCGATAAAACCACGTAGCGCAGGCTGAGTTGACTGTGCATTAAGATAGTCTGCTTCGTCTAAGATTACAACTTTATATCCGCCAGAAAAGGAGACAGTTGATGCGAATTGTTTAATCTTGCCACGAAGCGTATCAATGTTACCTTCTTCAGATCCATTGATAACGATATAGTCAAGATCTAGCTCTTTGCATAAAGCCTTAGCTACTGTGGTTTTACCGAGGCCAGCAGTTCCAGTGAGTAACATATTTTGTACTTCACCACTGCTGACCATTTGCTGAAATGTATCTTTGAGGGAGACTGGTAAGATAGTTTCAGCGATTGTTTTTGGGCGATACTTTTCAACCCATAGAAAGTCTTTGGACATATTTACTCCGATGTCAATTTAATTCATTATATAATATATGGAGCAGAATGTAAACCTTTAATTACCGTCTAGCTGTTGTTGTTCAACCATTGCTGTTAGCTGAACGCATTGATCGCGAAGCTGACCAATTGTTGTGAGCTCTTCACCACGGAAGCCTCCACGTTGAACAATTGTATCAATTACAGCGATAGCACTACGTGCAATTCGGTTTCCGATGTCTGCAATCTGCGCATCTTGTGATGGGGGTACGTCAGGTGTTGGCTGAGGTACGACTTGTTGGACTTGTTGTTTTGCCATTATTTAAGCTCCGTAAGTTGTTGTTTTATCGAGTGCAAGCCAATAAGTCATATTCTTATCGGTGTTTGTCCATTTGGACATTTGCTTGGTTGAGATGCCTACTTCATAATCACCTGGTAGGACTTTTAGGTTTTCAATGCTATATATGAAGTTAAAATCTTCGCTTTCATATGTTCCTGGTACATCAATACTAAATGTATTTGAAGTAGTATTTTCTTTATCTAGTACAGTTAATCTGATTGCACCATCGGATGCAGTAATAGATAACTCCTTATGTTTAAGTGCAGATGATGCACGTTTAATCTTAGCCATTGTATCTCGATCCATAGTAAAATGAACCACAAAGTTATTCATACCTCGTGCTTTCTCAAGCATACTTTCAGTTGGAGTTGTAACCATTGCAGGGTCTGTAAAGAAATACTTAATCTTTGATCGACCAGTTGAATCAGAAATCACTGCATGTGTTTCTTCAACTTTGATTTGTGGTTCATCTACAAGATCAATAACGCCTAGAAACTCATTGAGATCATATACACCAAACTTTGTAGCAAATGTCATATCAACAGTGCTAGTCGCTAAGATATTACGCGATTCAGCAATCGTTGAAATAGTATTACCTTCAGTAAATACAATATTAGAGTTAATGGTAGAATAGTTCTTTAAGACTTCTACAGTCATATCAGTTAGCTTCATATTCATTCCTTTTCATAATTACTATTATTATATCATATATTAAGCGGCTTGTACACCCTTATCTGATATTTTGCTAAAGTTTTTCTCTTTAAAAAACTCCAGCTTATTCTCAAATTTGTTATCAAGTATTTCACCTTTATGACTAATAACAAATACATTTGAATCATCGTCAAGTGAATACAAAATCTTCATAAGATTCTCAACACCATCATGATCAAGTGATGAGTCAAACGTTTCATCGAGTACTAATAGATTAGTGGCTACACTGTTTTTCATCTTGGCTATTTGCCGCCATGTAAAGAGAAGGGCCAAATCAATACGTTGTTTTTCGCCTTCAGAGAATGAATCATATGTAAACGAATCACGATGCCGTGACTTAATTGTTTCAATAAAGCTTTCGTCTAAATTAAAATGTACAAAGAAGTCAAGGATTTGTAGATACTTATTGACTAAGTTATTGATAATCGGTACATATTGTTTAATCACTTTTGTTTTGATACCGGTATCTTTTAGCATTTCAGCCATTACTGTATTGTAA